TACTCTCTTAAATATGGTGATATATTGAAGATATTTGCCCTTTGTTCATTTGATGCTACATTCTTTGAAAGAGTATAGTTTGCAGTTGCAGGAACTGAATTAGGATTATTCCATAAAAACAATTCTACCTTACTGCTTGTTTGCGATGGTTCATTAATCTCAATTAAGTAAGGAGATCGTGCGTATATTATCATTTTATTTTCTTTAATTCGTAGTCTACTATGTAATCAATATCCATTGCAAAAGCCTGACCTATCTCGCCATCAATGTACTTCTTCTTTCCAGCTTCAAATGGTTTTGTAAAAAACAAACTTGGTCTTAACCCTGTCTGATAAATACTTCTTGAAATAATAAAAGCAGTAGATTGATATGAAATAAATTTACCACTTTTTTTATCTCTAAATTGTATTCCTTTTTGTTTTACCCATTTTTCAATTCCATTAGTTAATCCGCCTTTAGCTCCAGACTTAGAACCAAATTTAAATGGACTATTGGGTGCTTTGGCTGAACTGCTTTTACCCTTAACACCTTGATCTTGAAACATTCCATAATCGGCCATTTTAAAGCCAACTATCGTGTAATCCTTTTCGCTTACTATCTCACCCTTAATGCTATTGTACAACTCCTTTGTGTTGTTCTTTCTGCTCTTGGATAGGTTAGACCTTGACTGCTGAATTACATAGTCTCTATAACGTTTAATTAAAGCCTCTGTGTTTTTCAGTTGCATTAGCAAATAGTCATGTCATTAGGTACAATAATATCAAAAGTCAAAGTCCAGCCTGCAACCTTATTTTCAAACCTATCTGTAAACGGTTCACATAATGGGTCGCCATCTATCTGAACTAAATTGCTAAACAAATCACCCCTCTTTAAACTGCTTACTAATCTTTGTGCAATAGCTAATTGCTCATTTAAAACATCTAATAAATTGTCATTGCCTTCAAATACATCTGTCGCATTTTCTTTGCTAATATCAACTAAATCCATAAACAAAATAGAAATATTGTAACTGCTTACAAATTCCTTTGGACTTGCATTATTTACAATAATATGGGATAAAGGATAAATAGTTTGTTTTTGTAAATCAACTTCAAAGATGTCGCCAGTGCTAACCGTATTAACAAAACCCGTGTCTTTAATATAATCCCTTAACTTATCAATAACGTAATAAAATCCGTTCATTATCTATTTTGTTTAATCATTTTAATTTCTAATTCATTCTTCTGTTTCTCAAAACTTAAAAACGTTAAGCATTGATTAATGGGTAGGCTGGTAATTTCATCAAATCTTCTAACATCGCCCTGTGATAAGGCATAGATTGAAGAATACCAACCCCATCTTTTTCCAAATTGTGCAGTTTCGCTGAACTCATCGGCTTGCTCTGTTCCAAAAAGTCCATCGTACTTTTCAATAATTCTCGACCTAAAGTCCAAAAAAAAACCTTACTGCTTAACACTACATCCATAGGGGCATCAAGCATTTGTTCTGCAAACTTATCACTACCCGAATAATCATCAATCAAGTATTTATTACCTAATTTTTGTTTAATAGGTCTGTAAAGAACTGCCATGCTTTTATGGCTATCATCCCAATCAGTAATGTAACCATCCAAGTCCATGTATTCACCTGAAGACATATCATTAAGGTTAGGAATAAATCCAAACTCTGTTCCATTTAAAGTAAACTTTGTTACTAACTCTGGAATCTTTTTAAACAAATCGCTAATCTTTGTAACTGCATAATTTAAATCTTGTTGCTTCATTTTGGCAACTACATATAAATCTACATTACAAAAAATCTGAACCATCTTTTGATTTAGAAATGTACCTTCCTCATTCTCGTTTGCTATCTTAACAAACTTCTGATATTGGCTTAATTTTACTTCGTTTAATGTTGTTGGGATTGAAATTTTTACTTTCATAATGTATAAACGTAAATTGTTTGTTTTTGTCTTAATAAATATGATAGTTGCCTTGATTTGGATTATCTAAATGATAAATAATATTGTATCTAATTGCATCAATAATGTGATTCCAAGCATCAAGATATAGTTTAGATGCCTTATTTAAGTAAACATAGTTGTTAAATTCTTTGGCAATATTTTGTGATTGTGGATCTACAATAATTTGATAGTCTTGCATTCTTACAATACCTGATTCAATAGTACCTTTCTTTACAGGTTGAATGTTTATGCCTTGATAGCGTAGGTCATCAATTAATCTTGGCTCTGCTGAATCTGCAATGATTAAACCATTATTACATTTCTCTTTAATTAACGATGCAAGGATATGTGTCTTTAATCCTCTTTCATAAATCACCTCCTTAACATAGATTATTTTTTTTGCTTTGTCAATGGCAACTTCCGCTAAAGCATCAGGGTCAATTGAAAATCCAAAGTCCATGCCATAAGATGTTTGTAATTGGTTAGGGTTAAACTCCCCAAACTTCCAATTGGTAAATACAACACCTTCAGCCTTATCTAACCAACCTCCTAATATTGTATGCTGATATTTTTTAGGATTGGTTTCTTTAATCCTTTCTATTTCATCTAAAAAAGATTTATCAAGATGCTCAATATTATCTTCATAGGTAGTGTGAATATAAGTTGTATTATTTTTTATTCCATTAAATCCACCTTCAATTCCCTCTTGCTCAAAAAATCTTTTATAAATCCAATGTTCTTTTGTTGTTGGGTTGAATATAATAATTACCCTGTTCTGAACTCCCTTTTGCCTTACAGATAAATTAATCTTATCAAAGGTAGATTCATCAACTAACTCTTCTGCCTCCTCTAATATCCAATCTGTGACCCCTTGTAATGATTTTAAATTAGCAGTTTGGTCACCCGAAGAAGTTTTCAATCCTCTGAATATAATTTCTGAACCTGATTGCTTATTTAAAATGTCTGTTTTAGTTACTTCAAACTTATCTTGTGATTCAAGCAGTTCAATCTTTTCTTGAAATTCAGGTATGATTGAAAGGTGAGCAGAAGACATAGTCTGCCTTGTAAATAATATTTTATGCCCTTTTTCAAATGAAAGTAAAGATGTAAATGTTCCAACTCCAAAAGATTTAGAACTACCACGACCTCCAGAAATTATAAAGTATCGTGTATCATTTAATAAAGCCTTCCATTTATTGTGCAGGAGAATCATCCTTAAATTTTACCAAATCAGATAATTTAAATTCTTTTACTGTATGTAAATTATTACTTTCCACATGAGTCATTGATAATTGCTTTAACTCATCTGGTGATGCAATCAGTTTCATTAAACCCATTTGTAAAGTTGGGTTTTCTGACTTATACCATTTAGATCGCATTGATACTTTAATCTCTGTTTTGACTTTTAACAAGGCAGATTTTATTGTGTCTAATTTGTCTAATTCTAAATTATAAAATGTTGCTCTTGTACATGGTAAATATGCGCATACATCTTCAATAAAGAATAATTTATTTTTCTCTATTGCTTCTAATGATTGCTTTTCTAATTCTTTTGGATTATATGACATAAGGTTCTCCGTTTCTTTTAATTGTTAATGTTGGGTCTAACTTAATCATTCGGTCAACTATAACTTGGCAATATTTAGGGTCTAATTCCATTCCGTAGCATTTACGATTTAATTGATGTGATGCTACCATTGTAGAACCTGAACCAAGAAAGAAATCTAAACAAATTTTATTAATGGTTAAAATATTTTCAATTGCCATTGCAGCTAATCCAACTGGCTTTTGAGTTGGATGTAAATATTTATTTGCTCCATCTTTTCCAACACTCCAAACACTACCTAATCGTTTACCTTTAATTTCAGCGCTTCTATGATATACTAATGCAATTTCAAAATCAGTTAAAAATGTTTTTTTTAAATCTCCAATACCACCACCACCTTTATCCCAAACAATTAAATTTGATAACTCTCCAATTTGTGAACATATTTCAATCCAATCTTTTAATACTTTCCACGATGTCCAAACAAAAACAAAACCATTTGAAAATAATGGTAAATTATTAATCCATTCGGTTATAAAAACATCATCATTTTTTAGTACTTCAAATTTATCAGATTTAGTTCTCATATTTGATTGATAACTAACTCCATAAGGAGGGTCAGTAAAAACCATATCCGCTATTTTCCCATCCATCAACTTAGCAACTGCATCACTATCCGTTGAATCTCCACAAAGTAAACGATGTTCTCCAATCTCAAATAAATCGCCTAAAACAATATCTGTTTCTATTCCGCCATCAGGTACATCAAAATCATCTTCTTCAGCAGTTCCTGCATCTTCAATATTAAATACAGGTATATCTAACCCCCATTCAATTAATTCTTCTGTATCCCATTCGTTTGCAATCATATCCCAGTCCCATTCGCCTCCACTTGTATTATCTTTAATTAAAAATTCTCTTTGCTTTTCTTCTGATAAATCCGTTACAATTACAGGTATTTCTTTTATGCCTGCTTCTTTACAAGCTCTGTACCTCATATTGCCACCCAAGATTATCATATCTTGATTTACAACAATAGGTCTAATATCTAACATCTCAGGGAAATCCTTTATTGACTGAACTAACTTTTTAAATTTATCATCCTTTATTAATCTTGGATTATTAGGATTCAATTTAATATCAGATATTTTTTTTAATTCCATTATATTTTAATTAAGTATATTTCTTCTTTAACTAACTTCCAATAGATTTTGTCATCTATTTTTAGTTTCTGCTCAATAATCATTTGAACGATATACAATGCACATTGAATAGCCATTGTCTTAGTGCCTGTGTAATACAAGCAATTAATATACATTACCCTTGCTCTTTCATCAGGCTTCATTATCATGCTCCATGTACACTTTGCGTAATTTGCCTATTGTATCTCTCCAGCATGAATCACAACTTGTCTGTTGTAAATTTATATTAAAGACATTAGAATAAATTTCAGCCAATTCAGCTTGAATCATTGGTGTGATTGTTTCGTGATTAACTGCAAAAAATTTATCCAAATATTCGTAGTCCTCAATTGATAAGCATTCAGGATTATTATAAGGGAATAATTTATTTAAAACTTCCTTTCTTTTGTCGCATCCGCAATCAAATCCTATTGCTTCTGCTAACTTATCAACTCCTGCTTTAATGCCAGTTGCCGTTGTAAACTTCTCTATTGAATCCCCAAGTCCTTGTGATTTTCTTTTGCCCATTGTTGTAGTTTGTTTTTACAATTTCTAATTGTGTTATAAATACTTGTAAATGATATGCCTGATTCTCTTGACATCTTACGCATTGAAATACCTTTTTTAAGATAGACCGAAAATAACATTTGGTCGTAATATTCCCAAGTTGCTATGTAATCGAAATAAGGTTTAGTTGATTCAATGATTAAATCTTCTGTTTCGTATTCTGAAATTAGGTATTCAATCTCTTTCGTAAACTCTACCTTTATTATTTTAACCCTTGATAAATCAGCCGTTAGGCTTCTTAATGTGTAATAGAAATAAGCCTCGTTAATCTCTTTGTTTTTATCCAAGATTTTAATGTAGGCTTCCTGTACTATGTCTTCGGCATAGGTCAACTCGCCAAACTTCCTGACAATGTTAATCCAATGCCTATGTCGTTTAACAAGATGGTCTATTCCGTTCACTTTTTATTTTTTAGAAATAGGACTAAATATATTAAAACAAAAAGTATTTCCAAGACACCTACGAAAATACCAGTCACCACAAGATTATCCATTGTATTTTTTTAATTCGTGATTAATATACCAAAGTGCTTTTTCTAAATCTTGCTTCTTATTTCCCTTCTTGTCTGCTCTTAAAATATACTTGATTGAGTTGCCAAGATTAAAATTAAGATTAAAAGAATCAATTATATCAATCACTTCAATACCATTACCTTGATAATGTTTTGGATGATCTACAAGGTCGACAAAATTATTTTCTAAAAAAGCATTTATATTACCCATGCACAAAGTTTAGTAAATTAATGTTATAATTCCAAATAATCTTTTATTTTTTTTGTTTGTTTATATGCAGAATAAGAAGAACCGTTGTTCATTAGTATTCTATTCTTGTTTACTTCAAGACTAAAATTTAAATCATGATAAGTTTCGCAACCAATTTTAATTTGCTTTGTTGGTTTTTCTAACATTTTATCAATCCATTTAATAGCATTTAAATGATTGTCTTTCATTTAGTCTGTGCAAAATCCTGCTTGACATCCACTTCCTGTTCCAAAAAAGAAATCCATTTGTAATCCAATTTTAGAAATTTGTTCATAAGTAACATCTTGTTTCCAAGTTCCTTTCATATTTTTTTCAATATTATTAAACCATTGCATCTTTTCTGGATAATCATCGTAATTCTTTCTTAATTGTTGTAATGGTTTGTGAAAGCATCCAACACAATTTGAATCATCTGGAAAAATTAAATCGGTTTTTAAAGACCATTGCTTAATTTGATAATGAGTAATTTTATTTTCGATTAAAGGGAAATAACCTTCTCTCCATTCTATTTCTTCCCACTTGTTTCGTAGCCCCCCCCCTTGCTTACCTACTATTCCCTTAAATGAAATAGTAAACCTTTCTGCTCTTTCTAATTCATCATAACGAAATCCAATACCCATTTTTACTTTTTCATTAATATTTTTATACCACCAATCCCAAATAGGTCGCATCTTCATTTCTTGTGTACAAAATCTTCTAAGGCTATTGGGTAAAATTGTTTGCTTTTTAATTAGTTTATCAAATGATAAACCTGATACCCATATTATATTTTGACCTATTAATTGCTCTAAATCTAAAATTACTTTTAATGTTAAGTCTGATTCAGCGGTTGCTATAAAATCTTCCCCAATTTTATCAGATACTAATTGTATAAGTTTTGTGTCTTTTGGCTTACAGTTAATGTCATCTATTTTTACCAATGCAAAAATATTGTAATCTGCTGGATAATGATAAGCAAGATAACTTGATGTCTTGCCTCCGCTTAATGAATTAATTGATTTCATATCTCATCTGCTTTAAATTTCTTTATTAAACTTTCGCAGTCATCTATGGATCTAACTATGGCATAATAATATTTATGTGCCAGTGCTATCGCCTGAAATGCTTTCTGATTTGGTTGTTGACTTCCTTTCTCAATCTTAACCTCTACAAATAAACCATTCCAATTATTATTGTGTACCATCCAAAACATATCAGCAACTCCAGCCTTTGCACCTTCCATTTTTAGTTTGATTGCTACAAGCCTGTGTCTTGCACCTCCGTTAGGTATTGCA